TCAGAGATGGGAATGTTGAAAAAGCAATTAGAGTTCTAAAGAAGAAGATGTTGAAGAATGGTGTCTTCCAAGAACTCAGAGAAAGACAATACTACGAATCAAAAGGAACGAAACGTAGGAAAAATAAGGCTGCTTCCATTAGACGTTACAAACGTAAAATGGAGAAGCAGAAACAAGAACTAGGTTACTAACATTAATGGTGAGATTATGGCGAAGGCAAGAGTTGAGAATGACTCCACATTACCTAAACAACGTAAACGTAGGAAACCCATGTCAGCAGAACAAAAAGCTGCGGCAGCGGAACGACTTGCTCTTGCAAGGGAAAAACGTTTAAAAGAAAATCCCCCAGAATACAAGTCTATTCACCCCTCAGTTTTAGAGAAGGGTGATGACCATCCTTGGTCTCACAAAAAAGTTAAAGATTGGATTAAGACCCAGAAATCAGTTCTTTCATCTGAACGGGCAAATGTTCGTGCTAAGGTGAAAGGTGCAGAAGCAAGGGTTGCTTCAGCCTCTGGTTATATTCGTAACCTAGAAACTTACCTAAGAACTGGTGAGTATATTGATATGTTTTGGGGAGAATATCAACAAAACAAATGTAAACAAATCTGCTTGGTCATGGCATATCACCCAGACGGAAGACCCAAACGAAGTGTTGGTGTGTGGTATCCAGACATTCAATGTGAGTGGACTAAGGAGATGGAAGAAGAATAAGCGGGCATCGTATAATGGTTATTACCTCAGATTTCCAATCTGATGATGAGAGTTCGATTCTCTCTGCCCGCTCCAATTTTGAGATGTGACGTGCATAATTTTGATGATATAAAAAACTTGATTAAAGGAAAGACGGTTGCTATTGTTGGCAATGCAGAGTCCCTTCTGAAAAAAGAAGATGGGATTATGATTGACGGTTTTCAAGTTGTTATTAGAATGAATTTTGGATATACTTTTGCACCACATCTAAACAGGTATGTTGCTCCAACACAACTTGGTAAAAGAACAACTCTAGTTGCTGCTGGTAATGCAGTCAACATATTATATGATATGCATAGATTCCCAAATGCAAATCATCTTATTCATATGTCTGGTGGAAACAGAAATGAGACATGGGAAAAATATTCAAATAAATTTTATAACTATCCACAAGAGTGGTATGATGAACTCAAAAATCTATTGACTTCCAGACCATCTACTGGTATGATGGTATTCGATATGGTAGAAAAGTGTAATCCAGATTATGTGTCTTTGTTTGGTTTTGATTTCAAGAGAACAAAGACATATTATAATGATGGGGTGAATGGTAGAGTGTTAGAAGATGTTAAAAATCCTCTTGGCCCTCATGTCTGGAATACTGAGCAAAAATACGTTATAAGTAAATGTAGAAATAATGGTTGGGATATAATATGATATTAGTTGATATGAACCAAGTAACCATCAGTAATTTGATGATGCAAATTGGTTCTCGTAAAAATGATGTTGATGAAGACCTAGTAAGACATATGGTTCTAAATTCACTACGTTCATATCGTAGTAAGTTTTCAGAAGAGTTTGGCGAACTAGTTCTTTGTTATGATAGCAAGAAATACTGGAGAAGAGAATTCTTCCCAAACTACAAGTGCAATCGCAAGAAGGACAGAGAAAGTTCTGGACTTGATTGGTCACTTATATTTGACACACTAAACAATATTAGGGATGAGGTTCGTGACCACTTCCCCTATAAAGTATTAGAAGTCGAAGGTGCAGAGGCAGACGATATCATTGCTGCCGTTGTTAAACATGTTGCAACAACACCTAGTGAGTTTGAACCTGTCTTGGTTCTCTCTGGTGACAAGGATTTTATCCAGTTGCAAAAACACAACTTTGTTAAACAATACGCACCAGTTCAAAAAAAATTCATCAATGGCATTGACCCAACTATATATATTAAGGAACATGTCCTTAAAGGTGACCGTAGTGATGGAGTTCCTAACTTCCTATCCCCCGACAACACCTTTATTGATGAGTTGCGTCAGAAACCTCTGGCAAAAAAGAAGTTGGATGCGTGGGTTGAAATGAACCCAGAAGACTTCTGTTCTGAAGAGATGATGCGTAACTATCAACGTAACATGACTCTTATTAATCTGGAGTATATTCCACAAGAATTGCAAGATAGAATTCTTGAGGAATATCAGAAACCAGCAAAAGGGAGTCGGGCAGGACTACTAAATTACTTTATAAAAAAGAGATTGAAGAATCTCATGAACGATATCGGAGACTTTTAAAATGGCTACTAGAGGCAAGAATGACAACTACACTCCACTAATGAGTGAAGTTTTGAGAAAGGTTCACAATGCAAAAACTAAGGATAAGAAAGTTGAAATCCTTAAAGAGTATGACAGTGAACCACTAAGGATGATTATCAAATCATCTTTTGACCCAAACATTAAATGGGTTATTCCAGAAGGGAATGTTCCCTTTAAGAAAAATGAATCTGAAGAAGGAACAGAACACACACTTCTTTTCAAAGAAGCACGAAAACTGTATAACTTTATTGAGGGGGGCAACAACACAATCCCTCGTTTCAGAAAAGAGAATATGTTCATCCAAATCTTGGAAGGACTACACTCGTCCGAAGCAGACTTGTTGATTGCTGCAAAAGACAAAAGACTACATCAAGTGTTTAAGGGACTGTCCGAAAACGTAGTCAAAGAAGCATTCGGTTGGAATGATAACTATATTAGGAGTTAAAAAATATGGGTTATAAACTATCAAATCGGTCTCTAGGTAAACTAGAGGGAGTTGATGAAAGACTAGTAGAAGTTGTTAAGAAAGCAATTGAGTATACTGAAATCGACTTTGGAGTAATTCAAGGTCTCAGAACTCAAGCAGAACAAGAAGCACTAGTCGCTAAAGGTGCATCACAAACTATGAAAAGTAAACACCTTGAAGGTAGGGCAGTTGACTTGATGGCTTATGTAGATGGCCGAGGATGTTGGGAACTCAACGTCTATGATGAAATTGCTGACGCAATGAAGAAGGCAGCACAAGAGTGTGGTGTTCAGATTCGTTGGGGTGCTGCGTGGACTATCTCAGACATTCGTGAGTGGGATGGAACTATGGAAGAGGCAATGAACTCTTACATCGACACACGCCGTTCTGAAGGCAGACGCCCGTTTATTGATGCTCCACATTTTGAGCTAATGGATTAAAATCTATTGACATAAACCCTATATCGGGGTATTATAAAAGAATGGTGGGGACAACACCTCTCTCTCTCAAACTCAAAGTTGTCCCCACCCAACTTAACCCTTGATTTTTCAAGGGTTTTTTTTTGAAAAAAATTCAAAAAAGGTATTGACTTTGTTCTCAAAACATGTATAATATAAGTATGAATTGGAGAAAAAACCTATGAATTATGTAAGTGTCAAAGGTGGGAACAAGTTTCAACGTGAGGTTGTTGAGAAGACAGTCTGTTTCATGATGAAAGAATTGTTGCCTCGTTTCAGAACTTTGGAGATTGAAGTCAATCTCAAGAAGATGAATGACGATGCTGTGGGTTATTGTTTGATGGGAGACACCAATCGTGAATTTGAGATTGAGTGTTCTAGAGATGTTACTTTAAAGGAACTGGTAACCACAGTAGTTCATGAGATGATTCACGTCAAGCAGTATGCTCGTAAAGAAATGAATGACAACTTGGTAGAGGGTGGTGGTGCAGTATGGAGAGGCAAGAAGGTAAGTCCTAATACTACATACTACAATCTTCCTTGGGAAAAGGAAGCTTACAAGTTGCAAGACAAATATGCACAAAAGATTTGGGATGCAGATATATTATAATGGAGAAAAATATGAAAGAAGTTTATTTAGAAGTTACTTATCCAGATGGAGAAGTTGAATATTGGTTAGATGATGAAAATACAATTTCAGAACTTGAAAGATTACAGAAAATACACAATGGAAAAGTAGAAGTGAAAAAGGTTTCTAATGATTAATCAAGAAATAAGAAATAGAATCAAATTGTCAGTTGCTGCATATGCATATGAACTAGAAAATGATTCGGTCATGACTGATGCAGACTTTGATAGTCTTTGCAGAGAAATAAATGTGAGTGAATCCACAGGCAATGAAAAGATGGATAATTTCTTTAAGACAGAGTTTAATCCTTCTACTGGTCAATGGATACACAAACATCCAGAGTTGGATAAGATAAAAATAATTTATCACAAATATTATAAAACTTCTTGACAGGGTATTGACACTCTGTTATATTAGCTATGTAACCAATGAGAGAAAGGAAATATATTATGAAACAAGTTGCTGTAATTCACACTGCGTTTGAAGAGACTCCACGAACAGTTGCGTTTGTAGACGTTCCAGATGACATGCCAGTGATGACTGCATTGGAATATGCATACAAGAGAACTAACAATATTGAAGGTTCTTGGAGTAAGGGTGAGACCTTTGAGTGGGATGGGGAGACATACGTTAATCCAGACTATTCATCTGATGTCACAGTAATGGCACCTCTACCAGTAACAAATGGTAAAGAGTATGGTCTGCGTTCTACTTCAATGGGTGACCAGATGTTGTATGGGACTGTTAAGTATAAAGTTGCTGCAGTCGGTTTCAAAGCAATCGTTTAACAAAGGAGTATATTATGGGACAAGTGAAATCTATGCTAATGGATGTTGAGAACTTTGTTTATGACTTTTATGATAATGATGGTCAATTGACAGAAAGTTCTCCAATAATCATTGCCAAGGCAAAAGAGAAGTTTGGTATCTCTTTCGGTGAGTATGCCGAAGAGGTTCTGAACGGTGCTGATGGTGAATACGATATGCGTCAAGCAGAGGCAGAGTATCGTGCAGAAGTAAATCAAATTAATGATGGGATACCGTTTTGATTAAAGAACTTTTGATGTCAGTGGGATTGGTGGTTACCTCTCCCTCTGGATACGATGGAATTACACAGGGTGAAAGAGACACGTTCTTACTAGAACAAACTGAGTGTCTTGCCCAAAACGTTTATCATGAGGCACGAAGTCAAGGAACTGCTGGACGTATGGCAGTCATTGCTGTGACTATTAATCGTGTTAATGATAGTAGGTTTCCAAACACTGTGTGTGATGTAGTCAAACAAGGCCCTCATCGTCCTAGTTGGAAAGGAACTGGTGAGATGATTCCAGTTCGACACAAGTGTCACTTCAGTTGGTATTGTGATGGTAAGTCAGATAAAATATATGATAATGATACATATAATAACATTTATAACTTGAGTTATTCGGTAATGTATGATATTATTACTCTAGTTGATATCACTGAAGGTGCTACGCACTATCATGCTGATTATGTTTTGCCCGATTGGGCATCAACCAAAACTAAAACGATTGAGATTGAAGACCATATCTTTTATCGTTGGGATAGATAGATGAACGTTTTTTACTTGGACAGAGACCCTAAAATATCTGCTCAAATGCATTGTGACAAACATGTTGTTAAAATGATTATTGAGTATGCACAACTTATGTCTACTGCACATCGTGTATTGGATGGTGAGATGTATTATGGATTGACCAAGAATGGACGTAAGATTAAGCGGTGGCGACTTGATGATGAACGTGAAGATGAGTTGATGAAGGCATCTCATGTCAATCACCCATCTAACATTTGGGTTCGTTCTAGTAACAACAACTATAATTGGTTGTATTACATGTGGAGAGCCTTGTGTCTGGAATACACTCATAGGTATGGTAAACATCATGCATGTGAGAAGTATGCACAGTTCATTCAGAATCCCCCAAAGAATATTCCAGTGGATTATCTAAGACAACCCCCACAGGCAATGCCTGATGACGTAAAAGTCAGTGGAGATTCTAGGACTGCATATCGGGAATACTATATAAAGTATAAGCAACATTTCGCAAAGTGGACTAACAGAGAAATACCGTATTGGATGGAGAATTATTATGCTACATAAAGTAAGTGATTTTTGTGATAAGATTGATAGTATCAAAAGAATGTCTGACATTCTAAGAACTATGAAATATGGTCAGCCCAAAGCAAGCACATCAGAAATTGATAATATGATTGCTTCAATACAACATGATTGTCTTATGGTATCACAAGACAAGAGTGAATATACAAAGGATTATAATGCCTAATTACACATTTGAAGACACCAATACTGGTGAAATACACGAACTGACAATGAGAATCTCTGAGAGAGATGATTACGTCAA